AGGGTGCTAATCAAAAAGGAAAATCTAACGTAGTATGAGTGGAACATTCCCATCAAGCCCAACACCTAGAGATGTAGCTATTAGTTCTAATCAAAATACTATTGTAACTACAACTGCTTCTGGCAGACGACAAGCTAGACAAATAGACGGACAAAGATTTAGATTAAGACTTAGATTCCCAGTTATGACAAGAACTGAGTTTGCACCCATAAATGCTTTTATTATGAAACAAAGATCACAAATGGAATCATTCCAATATGTGCCACCAACAATAGATGATGCTTTAGGAGTTGCTTCAGGAGTTATATCTGTCAATGGTGCTATTAGTGCAGGAGTTACTTCTGTTGCAATAGATGGAATGGCAAACAGCACTTCAGGAGTTTTTAAAGCTGGAGATTATTTTAGATTTACTGGTCAAGCAAAAGTTTATATGGTTATGGCAGATGTATCATCTAATGGTTCTGGTCAAGGAACATTAACTTTTGAACCACCATTAAGAGCAAACGTAGCTGACAATGCAGTTCTAATTTATTCTAATGTAGATTTTACTGTTGGACTTACTGGAGATATTCAAGAATTTAATATTAGCACAGAAAATTATTTCCAATACGAAGTTGATTTAATAGAGGTACTGTAATGACAAGATCATTAAGTGCTGGAGTTTTAGCCGAGATAGCCACAAATAAACTTAACCCAGTTGAACTTGTTTATTTAGGAATAAGCACAGGAACTTATTACACAGATCATTATAAAAATTTAACCTTTGACGGAAACACCTATACAGCTTCATCATTATTTTTAGGAAGTTCTGAAGTCCAAGAAAATGCTGACGTATCGGTTAATAATCTTGCACTTAAATTCTCAGGTGCAGACTTAACAATTATTTCTTTATTGCTTAACAATAACTACATGAATAAACCTGCAAAAGTATATAGAGGTTTCTTAGATGATTCTCAGGCATTAATAGCTGACCCATTTCTTTTATTTGATGGAAGAATATCTAATTTTACACTAGAAGAAAACGCAACGACATCAACTGTTAATATTGTTATTGCTTCTCATTGGGCAGATTTTGAAAGAACATCAGGAAGAAGAACATCAGAAAACTCTCAAAAACTTTTTTTCCCTAATGATAAAGGAATGGAATTTACAAGTAAGACTGCACTTCAGATAAAATGGGGTAAAGCATAATGAATGATTTATATAGAATAGTTCATTTGTATAGACAGTTTCCTAAGTATGATTGTTATACTTATGAGAGATTAGTAACTATGATAACTCCATCTTTAAACTTAGATCAATACCAAATTCATAGAGTGGGAAAAGAAGATGTTGGTTATACTAATTGGGCTTTTCTTAACGATATAGTTGAACATAGATATAAATTGACTGGCAAACTAAAAGCTAATGAATGGAATTGTGGTAAAAATATTTGGGTTATTGGTGTTATAGCCAAAAGCCACGCAAAAGAAATAATGCATTGGACTAAAGAATATTTTAAACCAAAATTAGAAGTGAATGAATCTATTAAATGGATTAGATCAGATGACAATTTTAACATTTATAGAAGATCACAAAAATATAAAAGACAATTTCACGTTCATAGATAATGAAGATTAATTTTAAAATATTAGCAAGTACATTTTTAGTAGTATGTTTGATATTTAATTTTATTGAAGTATTATTTGGCAATTCATTAAATCAAAACATAGTATCATTATACAAAGCTGACCCAGCAACAATAACTTCTGCGATTATTCAATTCGTTATAGTAACAGCTATAAGCTATTTACTTGCACCTAAACCACCATCTAGGCAGGGACAACAAGAATCACAAGGTTTTTTAGTTAATAAAGATTCTAATAACAATCCTATTCCTGTTGTTTATGGTAATAGACAATTAGGAATTATAAAAACATTTGTTGAAAGTTCTGGTTCTGATAATAAATATCTTTATTTTGCTGGAGTTCTTTGTGAAGGTGGTGGGGCAGGAATTACATCAATAGATGAAATATATGTTGATGATAAATTAGTTATTTTTGATGGTGCATTAACTGATGGAACATTACGAGAAGTTAGTGATAAAGATAAAAATTTTTATAAAAGTGGTAGTTTAATATCTATTCAAGCATTTTATGGATTAGACAATCAACCAGTTTCTTCTTTACTTAATGAAACTACTAACTGGACTTCAGATCACAAATTATCTGGTTTAGCTTATGTTGCTTTAAGGTTTAAATTTAACCAAGATATTTTTGGTGGCACACCACAAGTTAGAGTAACTCTTAAAGGAAAAAAGATTTATGACCCAAGACTAGACTCAACAAAAGGTGGTTCTGGTTCTCATAGACAAGACGATGCAACAACTTGGGCTTATTCTGCAAACTCATCATTAATACTTTTAGATTATTTAAGAAACACAAGATATGGAAAGGGAGTTCCTAATGATGCTTTTGAAACAAATTATGAATCATTTAAAACTTCAGCAAACACAGCAGATGCAGAAGTTGTAGCAGTTGAATCCACAGCTTCAAATTCAGCAGGATTAAGATTAGAAAATTATACCGATTATTTTAATGATAACTTAAATCACTTTAAATCAAGATCATTAAATACAGATCTATCAACTCAATTAGATGGTGCAATTAATAATTCTGTTACTACTATTACTGTAAACTCAACTACAAATTTTGCTTCTTCAGGAAAAATAAAGATTAATTCTGAAATAATTTCTTATACTGGAAAAACAGAACCAACAGAAGAAAATCCAGCAATAGCATTTACTGGTTGTGTTAGGGGTATAGATGGAACAACAGCAACATCACATTTAGATAATGACAGAGTTTCTAATTTACCAGATGAAACAATAACTTCAATTGATAATGTTACTACACAAGAATACAAATCAAAACTTTATTATGGTTATTTTAATCCAATTACAACAGGTTCTTATTTATTTAAAACAACATCAGAACGTTCTTCTTTATTATACATTGGAACTGCTGGGCAAGAAATATCAAGTCTATTTAATACATTAGAAAATGCACCGACATTTAATCATTCATCTATTTCAACTTATTTAAAAGTAAATAATTCAGGAATACACAATTCTGCAACAGTTGAAAGTTCTGGTGTTTCTATGGTTTCAGGGCAATCTTATCCTGTAATACTTTATCATGGTACTGCAAAAAATACTGCTTCACTAACTTTTCAATGGAAGTTATCTGGTGGTACTTATAGTACAGTTTTATCTGCAAGATTTACAGATGGTTTAGCAAGTGATTTAAAAGTTCCGTTATTTCAAACTAATGCTGTCTTAGATAGTGAACAAAAATTAATTGATAATGTTAGACAGTTGCTAGTTCCTATGAGAGCAATCTTTAATTATATACAAGGAAAATACAAAGTTATTATTGAAGGAACTGGCAGTTCACAACTATTACTAACTAAAGATAATGTTGTAAGCGAAGTTAAAATGCAAGGTGAAAGCAAATCAGATAAATTCAATCGTGTTATCGGCACTTTCGCCAATCCTAAAAAAGATTTTCAAGATGATACTGTTTCATATCCACCTTATGATGATTCAAATTTAGCAGTAGATGACCAACACGCAACAATGCTAACTGAAGATAACGAAACATTATTAGAAAAAACAGTTGATATGAAGCAAGTTACTTCTCCTTATCAAGCTGAAGAAATTTGCGAGAACATATTAAAAAGATCAAGAAATAATTTAAAAGCTGAAGTTACTGCAACTGCTGAAGCATTGAATTTATCTATTGGAGATATAGTAACAGCTACTTATGACACAGCAGGTTTTAGTGCGAAACCATTCCGAGTTATGTCATTATCTATTAATTCTGACAGCACAGTTAATCTGGGCTTAGAAGAACACCAAGATAATTTTTACACCTACGAAGGTAAAGGTGAAGAACCTACAATTCCTGATACTGTTTTACCAGACCCATTTGAAGTTCAAGCACCAGCTTCAATAACACTTAGCGATCAACTTATTCAATACTCAGACGGAGTTGTTATAACTGCCTTAGACGTAACCATTGTTGCTTCAGTAGATGACTTTGTAGATTATTACCAAGTTGAATATAAATTAAGTACAGATACTGATTTCCTTATTCACGCACAAGGAACAGGATTAAACCAAAGAATATTAAATGTTAAAGATGGATTTCTTTACAATGTGAGAGTCAAAGCCGTAAATACTTTAGGAGTATCTTCTACATATACTTCTGCATCAAGAACTATTATTGGGGGAATAGCACCACCATCAGATGTTGAAGATTTTGCTTGTAATATTATTGGTGGAGATGCTCATTTGTCATGGTCGCAAATTTCGGACTTAGATCTCGCATATTATCAAATAAGATTTTCAACATTAACTACTGGTGCATCTTGGGCTAACTCAGTTTCTTTAGTTGAAAAAGTTGCACGACCAGCTACTTCAGTAACAGTTCCTGCAAGAGTAGGTTCTTATTTAATTAAAGCAGTAGATAAAAATGGAAACTTATCTTCTAACGAAACAATTATAGCTACGAATGTTGTGGCAATAGGAAACTATAATGCTGTTGCAACACAAACTGAATCTCCTACATTTTTAGGAACTAAAACTAATGTATTTCTTGATGATGATGATAATTTAAGATTAGATTCTTCTGAACTATTTGATAGTGCAATCGGAAACTTTGATGATGCAACTGGATTTTTTGATTCTGGTTTAACTGCTTTTGATTTATATTCTGAAGGAACTTATTTATTTGCAAACCCAGTAGATATAGGTGGAGTTTATACAACAAGAGTAACTGCATCTATTACACAAAGTTCTGATAACTTAGATGATTTGTTTGATGCGAGAACTGGAAATTTTGATGATGCAGGTTCTAACTTTGACGGAGATACCCCTGCTAATTGTAATGCACATTTAGAGATCGCTTTATCTGATGATAACATCACATACACATCATTTAGAAACTTCGTTGTTGGAGATTACACAGCAAGGTATTATAAATTTAGATTAACCCTTAGTTCATTTGATTTAAGTTCTACTCCAGTTATTAGTGCTTTATCTGTAAGTATTGATGCACCAGATAGAATATTTAGTGGAAATGATTTAACTTCAGGTGCTGGAACATACACAGTAACATTTACAAATCCATTTTATTCTGCTAACTATGCTGTTGGAATTACTGCTCAAAGTTTAGGAACGGGAAATTTTTACGAAATAACAAGTAAAACAATTTCAAGTTTTGGTATAACTTTTAGAAATAGTGGTGGGACTGCAATAAGTAAAAATTTTGACTTCCTTGCAAAAGGTTATTGATTAATATATTAGATAGAATATGGCACAACATTCAGACTATAACATAGCAAATCAGGGTTTCTCTGCATTTAGAACAGATTTAAACAACGTACTTTCGGCAATCAATACATTAAACTCAGGAACATCAAGACCAGCTTCTGCTGTCGCAAATTCTCTTTGGTTAGATACAACAACTTCTACTGCACCTACTTTAAAATATTATGATGGTGCTGATGACATATCTTTAGCAACTATTGACCATGTAGGTAACACAGTAAACTGGTTAGATTCAACAGTATCAATTACTGGTCTATCAACAACTGCAACAGGAACAGTTTTAACACTTACAGATTCTTCAATTAATTCTACACAAGACATCAGATTACCAACTGCTAAAGCAATCGCAGATGATTCAGGAAATGAATATATTAAGTTCGTAAAGACAGCATCAGCAGTAAATGAAATATCTTTTACAAACTCAGCTACTGGAAACTCGCCAGATTTATCAGTAACAGGTGATGATACAAATATCGGATTAAGCATAACTACAAAAGGAACAGGATTAATTAAACTTAATGATGGTGCATACTTCCCAGAAGCTACACTTACAGATGGTACTACTGTAACTTGGGACGCATCAACAGCACCAGTTTGTAAATTAACTTTAGGTGGAAACAGAACATTATCTGCACCTACAAATGGG